GAACATTACTTTTTTGAACTACAGCCATTATGCTACCTCCTTCCAACCAATTGATGCACAAACAAATTGTTCGCCATCTTCATTTTCAACTACGTCACTAACACTAACAGAATACATAGGAGCCAATCGCTCAATGTTTTCTTCTGGACCAATGTTACCGATTTCAAATACTTTTTCCATACTATCGGCAGTAATGTTTGATACATGAGTGTACCAATTATTATCCATTGCCTTTTTAGCTAAAGAACCTACATCGTTTTTAGCAAATGACATATCCAACTTAGTTAGATGCTTAGGAACAGAATTATGTCCTTCAGCATTTACTTTGTCAACTTCTGCATCAGTAAGATGAATTTGATATAATTTAAATTTTTGCATTAGTGCCTCCTAATTAAAGAGTTGTACGTTCATCGCCCTCGATTTTGAGAACGCATTTACCTGTAGACAAATTATCTACGTTACCTACAAACTTACCAACAAGATGTTCGTATTGAGTTCCTTTTTGAAACCCACCTACGATATAACCTCGTTTCATGTACCAGTCACCTGACTTTTTACCTTTACGAATAACCTTATCAAGATACAAAGTATCCCAACCATCGGCATCGTATTCTTTTTGAGATTTTTGAAACTCAGATTCAAAATCATCATCACAAGAAAAGAAATCAAGAAAGTTTTCTTCAAATGCATTGTTAGAATCTGTAACTAAAGGAATAACAGTTTTAGCCTCTTCGGCTGTTTCTGCCTCAACAATATAAGTGTTGCCACCTTTGTTTTTCCAATATTCTGAAACACCATCCCAATCAGAATCATGGGCGGCATAGTTTTCACGAATAGCAGTTTCAATAACAAATTTACTCATATCTCTCTCCTTCATCATGATTCTAATATAGCACAGATCCTGAATCTGTCAAGTTTTTTAGTCTAACCTTGAACCAGCATATGCTTTGAAACCGTAAGATTTCATTACATTAGCATAAACTTGAGCGCCTTCTTCTTTGGCGTCTATATTTTGACCAGCATATTGTCCTGGATTCCACAACTGCCAGGCTTTACCTGTCCAGTCTTTCTTAAAACCAATAGATTCTAGTCCAGCCCTTTCAGCTTTACCTAGTTTAGTATTACCCTTGTTTTTAGGATAAACAGTAACCCAAGCAAAACCACAAGCAAACTGGTCTTCACCTTTTAAAACATCATTGAAAAATTTATTAACAGCCGTAGTTGCTTTTGAACTGGCTTCTTGATGAACATCTGCGTATGTAGTCATAATCCCTCTCTTTCTTGATTATGTAACTACTATATCATGATTCTCGATTCTGTCAAGTTTTCACACCCATTTTAAGTGTATATTTGGTACTTTTCTAGGAGATCCATCCTTCTTTTCTACAATAATATCAATCCATCCAGTTAATAGTTCATATCTATTATCTTCTACTAACTCTCTTTTTCCATACCACGTGCCATAATAGGTTGCATTTTTCTTCATTTTATTGTCTTCATTTAGCATATGACTACGCCAATCAGATTCAACCATGTCTTGCATTGCACAAAATAGCTTAGTTGATTCTAGATATTTCCAACTTAATAAGAGATATAATCCAGGTCGTTTTGAGAAACTTCCACCTTGCCACTTTTCAGCACCACATGTTTTGATTTCTACTGGAACTCCCTCTATGTAAATATCTGCAACATTTACACCTACTTTGACTTCTGCATTTATATTTTTCTCTTTAAGAACATTTAAGAAACTTGCTTGAGCAATTTCACTCATTAACTCGCTTTGTTGCTTTGTACTAAATTCTATTCCATCTTTTTTAAATTCTGTTCGATATTTGTTAAAGAGTGTTCGAATTCTTTCCTCAACCAGAGGCCAGTTGTTTCGTATGGTGTCTTTTGTGGACATCATGATATTCCTTTTCATTGTTTAAGGGGAAGTTATGAGGGTCTTTTTTCTAGAATTTCGTCAATTAATCCATAGTCTAATGATTCTTTAGGATCCATGAAATTATCTCTTTCCATATCGGCATGTAATTCTGCATATTTCTTTTTCTTAGAATTATGTTTTACATAGATATTGATTAGACGTTCTTTTACTTTCATGATTTCTTTAACTTGAATTTCCATGTCTGTTGCCTGACCACCTGCACCACCGCTAGGTTGGTGTATCATATGTCTTGCATTTGGCAACATATATCTTTTACCAGGAGCACCAGCAGTTGCTAATAATGAACCCATAGAACATGCTTGTCCTATGACCATAGTTGAAACATCTGGTTTGATAAATTGCATAGTATCATAGATAGCCATGCCAGCCGTAACTGCACCGCCCGGTGAATTAATATAAAAGTGTATATCTTTTTCAGGATTTTCTGCCTCTAAAAATAAAAATTGGGCACAAATTAAATCAGATTGATAGTCATTTACTTCACCTGTGAGAAATATGACTCTTTCTTTGAGCAAACGTGAAAAAATATCAAAACTACGTTCTCCATTTGCAGTTTGGTCAATGACCATAGGTACTAAATTAGGCATAATCTATATATACTCCTTAATAATAGTAAAAGTATAGAGGATTTTGATATTATTGTCAAGTTAAAAGTTCGAAGTTTATAAGTTGATAAATACTCTTAATATACAGAGAGATTTAAAAATGGCAAGATTTATAGGTTTTAGTACTAAAAATAAGTTGGCAATCAATCATACACTAACAGGAAAAGAGTTAGTTGTTGAAGATTTGATGAACAATATAATGACACGTAAAGGTGAAAGAGTAATGATGCCTACATATGGATCTATTATACATGAATTGGTGTTTGAGCCATTGACCTCTGATATAAAACAAATTATAGAAGATGATTTGACAGAGATAGTAAATGACGATCCAAGAGTTACATTAAGAAGTATTAATCTATCAGAGTCAGAACACACAGTAACGGCGTCTATATCGGTAGATTTGCTACCGGAAAAAGAGCCAGTGACTTTAACAATAGACCTACAGAGAGAATAAAATGAGTCAAGACAGAATAGATAACTTATTTGCTAGTGAGACATGGAGTTCGGTTTATACTGCCTTCACTAACGTTAGCTTAAAAGCATACGACTTTGACACTATACGTGAAAGTCTACTTGCTTACATATCAAAAACATATCCAGAAAAATTTAATGATTTTATTGCAAGTTCTGAATTCATAGCAATTCTAGACCTTGTTTCATATCTAGGTCATTCTCTAGCATTTAGAAATGACATGAACACACGTGAAAATTTCTTAGACACCGCAGAACGCCGTTTAAGTATTTTACGTATGGCACAAACATTAGGTTATATTAAAACAAGACCTATCAATGCACGTGGTATGATGAAAATCACAAGTGTATCAACTACAGAAGATGTTGCAGACAACGAAGGTAATTCTCTCGCCGGTGTTGTTGTTAACTGGAACGACTCTAATGATGTAGATTGGTATGAAAAATTTATTACAGTATTAAATTCATCTTTCAATGAAAATACAAAGATACAAGATCCTAGTGCATCGTTAACTGTAGGTAATATTGAAAACTATCTTTATGAAGTTAATGAAAATCAAAGTTCAAAATCTTTAGCATACGCATTTAGTACAGATATTGCAGGTGCTAATAGAAGATTTGAGGCAGTGCGTACAGTTATTGAAAATGAAAAAATTGTTGAAGGCGAACCACTACAAGGTAAAAACTTTACTATCTTAAATAGAAATGATAACTTAGGTCCTGCATCAGATAGAACAGGTTTCTTTGTTACTGCAAAAGCAGGACAATTAAAGAGTGAAGTTTTTAGTTATCTAACAAAACTTTCAAACAGAGTTGAATTAATTAATGATGTAGATATTTCTAACTCAGATGTGTGGGTACAAAAAATAGATTTAAACACAAACACTTATATTTCTTCTGTTACAAAAGTAGATAACGATACACGTGAGACCGCAATTTATAATTCACTAAGAACAGGTTCAGGTGATTTAGCAAGTATACATACTAATACTGATAACTCTATTGAGATAAGATATCCTGACGGAGTATTCGGCAATGCGGCTTTCGGTGATTATCGTGTTTGGTTTAGAACAGTTGATAACGAAAATTATTCAGTAAACTCAGGCGACATTGATAATGTAAGTATATCTATTCCTTACATAGGTTCAGATGACAGAGCATACAGATTAACTTTAAATTTAGCAAGTACACGTGACTTTGCTGAAAACTTTGCAGGTGAAACATTTACAAGTGTAAGAAGAATTGCACAAAAGGCTTACTATTCTCAAGATAGAATGGTAAACGCACAAGACTATAACATTTATCCTTTAACTTTAGGTAACAATGTAATTGAAAAAGTTAAAGCAGTTAATACAAACTTTGCAGGAAACTCTCGTTACTTTGAAATGGACGATGTTACAGGACATCATTCAAAT